AGCGTCTCGACAGTCAGCCGCACGAGAGCGGCGACGAGACAGCCGAACTCTGTGAGCGTCAGCCCGTCTTTCGCAGCAACCTTGGCGGTGACGAGAAACGCCGACACCTTCTGCGAGATGTCATTGAACGGCGCAGCGGCAGCAAGTGGAGCGTCGGCAACCATGCCGCCAGAGTAGGCGGGATGGGTGGTGAGTCAGACCGGGTCTGACTGCCCCTCTCGGTACAGCACCAGAGCAATGGCGGAATAACAGGCAATATCCTTCAGCGTGTCTTCGATGCCGTCGAACTCGCATTTCCCACGGCGGAAGAACGCCTTGAGCCGGTGCATCTTGTCGCTGATCCGCAGGATACAGCCAGCCCACGCCGGCATATTCACGACGTCGGCACTCTGCCGGATGTTGCTCAGTGCGTCCTCGTCAACGCCGTAGTCAAGAGTCTTGGCGAGGTGCAGGGTTTTCAGTTCCTCAAGGATGGCGAGGAACTCCCGCGAGCCGGGACGGATGTCGTCCTGCTTGGCAATGATGCTGTCACCTGTCCAGCGGATGTCGTCCGGTGCCGCTTCCATCTCTCGCTGCCCTTGCAGAATCCAATCGACCGGCACAGTTTCCTCGCGCTCGGCGGCGTATTTCTCGGCGCTCGCCTTCGTGATGTCCTTCCAGCGGCTCGCCACTTCGTCAGTCGTCGTTGTGGTCGTGTGGCACCTCACGCCTTCGCAGCATGAGCCAGCTAGCCTTTCCTCCACTGCTGCCCGCAGCATGGCGTTTGATTCCTCAAGCGTTGCGATTGCTTCTTGCATGCGTTTCCTTTCGAGAAGAAGTCTGGCGACGTCTGCCGCCAATGATCCTGCGGTGCCGGTCCACTGCCCTTGATAGCGATACGCTCGCTGGCGTGCGTCGGCTAGATACTCGTCAGATAGGTCGTAGTCCATCAGTCAAGCCTCGGGCCTGCGACGTGCATGGATGCCAGACCGCCGCCGTGGCGATACAGAAACGTCTCCATTGCCTGACGGCTCCCGATCCAACCGTTGATGGCGTGGTAATCGTCTGGCGGATTCAGCGCCGGTGCGGTTCGCACGATGACGCCGTCAAGCGTGTCTATCGGCTTGTTGTTCGCAGCCGCCTGGTGGTGCAGGTGCCCAGTGTGCCACTCGCGGTAGACGCTCTGGCTCCACGCCTTCGGCTGCTCCAGTGCCATGATCTGCGGCAGCTTCGGTTTCGCCTTGTGCCCGTGCGTGAATCCGATGAGGTTGCCGCCGTGCGAAAGATACTGCCGCCCCTTGAACTCGCCGCACACCTTCACAGACCGAGATCCTCGAAAGCGTTCCTGCAAGATTCTCTGGAACGTCCACGTCATGACTTCGTCGTGGTTGCCGTTCACAATCACGACGTCGGTAGGCACCGTCTCAGCGGACTGCTGCACCAGAGACAAGAGCGTGTCGCAGCCGACTTCGATCATTTTCTGAAGCCGCCCGTCACGCTCTAGCGGCGTGCCGCCGGTAGTCGTGCCGGCGGGCGTGTCGTAGTGAAACAGGTCTCCCAAGAAGGCGACCGTGCGTCTGGCTGGCTTGCTGTCGTCGCCAACCGCCAGCAGTTCACTCGCAGCGTCACCAACAAGCCGGGCGGCAATATCCAAGTCGTAATCGCCGCCACCGGCTGTCTTGTCCCAGCAGTATTTTCCGAAGTGCGTGTCTGCCACCACGAGCACCTGCCAGAGTCCTTCCCGCTTTGGTGCCTTGGCAGTCTTGGCCAAAGGCTTGCGGATGTCTTTCCTTGCAGCGCCGATCATCGCCTCGACAACCTCGCGGGTCGTCGGCCCGCCCTTCGGCTTGAGCCTTACGAACACGCGATGCAGTTCAATGCTTCCGCCTTCGCCGTCGCCACATTCCCACTTGGTCGCTTCGCTGGATGCGATTTCAAAACGGCTCATGTCCGCTTCGATGTGCTTCAGCAGATCCTCGACGGTCTTGATGCGTCGGCTTGTGGATCGCGCCTCAAGCGTGTCGCCCGACTGCGACTGCGTCACTTGCTCGGCGTCTGCTGCTGGCTTCGGCGGCGGCAACTTTGCCTTGATCTTGTCCGCTATTTTCGCAGCCATTCGGAAAGCTCCTTCTCGGAGATGATGTGCCACCCAGCCGCAGCCGCCTCTTCCCGCAGTGCCCGTGCCACTGATGCCGCAGATGCGGCACCGTAGCCGCCTGCCTGGAACCGCGTGCGGATCTCCTGCACGCCCGCCTGGTCGTCATCGCTAAGGCGATCAATCCACGTCGCAGGCTTTGCGGGCTTCACCCTCTCAGCCACGGCGTCGGCTAGCGCGACGCTTTTTCGGCTTTTCGTCTTCACGCTGCCCCCCCTTCTGCTCAAGGTGAATCCACCCATCCTCGTCAGGGATGCCGCCGCCGACGTGCTCTTCGTCGTCGTCAAGCTCGGGCGGCAGAATCACCGCCTCGGTCACTGGCTTGGATTTGGCGCGTCCCATGCCACTAGGGTGGCAGGCGTGTCAAGCGTTTCGCCGTGCGTTCCTGATAGCACGCTTCACCAGCAGCCGCCCAGCCACGTCGAGGAACGGCAGGCCGCGAGCCGTGGCCTCTTCCCGCATGACCTTCACCACCTCGTCAATGCGTTCCGGCTTGCTGGCCTCGTCGCAGCCCCACTGATCCATCTGCTGCTGCTTCGCGCGGCACTGGCACGTTGGCGTTGGCTCAATGCCGAATCGCTTCAAGAGCTTGGAAAGCTCGGTGCCGGGGCCGCTCGCCGGAGTCGGTGCTGGCTCGGGTAGCCGTGACACTCGCGGATACGCCGGGTGCTCCACGTCAATCGTCCACTCGTCGCCGTCCTGAGAGACCACGCACGGTAGCACCTCGTCGAGCGTGTAGCCACGCTCGCGGCAACGGGCTTCGAGATGCAAGCGGTGGCAGGTGGTCATGGGAGAGGGTTGATTGAAACGGACCACTGAAAGTAATGCAGGAAGCTAGTACCGCAGACGGACCCATAAACAGATCCTGTAGAAAAAACTTGGCTAACAGGTGCAGAACAGACAGCGTCAAGGACTGGCGTTGTTGTTCCAGAGACGAGGCCTCCCGTCGAAAATCCAGAGGAATTACAACCAGACCTATCGCTGCAATACAGAGCGCCACAGCAGGCTAGGTCTACCGTGTCAATCATGTACCACGCAAACGAGTTTTGAGCCAGCCGGAATCCAACTCTGTGATTAACTCCACTCGCATTGGTTCCGTCCCAGAAACTACTGGCAAAATTCTGCTTACTAGAGCAGTTCGTATTCTCGTAGCCACTCCAGTACCAGATGCACGGATTGCTCGGAAGCCTTTGCAGCGAGTACGAGCCATTAAGTGTTATCGTTTGAGGGCGCCACTGCCCCTCATAGCCAGAGATCGTAAGCGTCAGAGATTGTACAGATGTTGGTATGCACGTGCTGGCGCACACGCACGGATTCGGCGTACACGTCGTCCCCACACCCTTGAAAGAAGGCGCGTTCGCCTGCGGTCTGTCGCCAGGCGAGCAAATTGAATTATCTGGCGTGGCTGCATCCGCACTACATCCGTAGCACGGCCGCCACACCCCACCACGGGCGGCGCACTCTGATTCAGTTCCGCCACGGCATCGCGGGCCAGTTACACCATTTACCGTCATCGTGTCAGGTCCACAACACGAATTACTACGGCACTTGCACTGACACTGCGGCTTGACGCTGCACGACGTGCCCTCGCAGCAAGCGCCCTCTTGGCAGGCTTGCAGGCAGTCGGCCTGCGTAGCGTATGAAGTGCGACCCGTGGTCGTGACGCCAGATGGCAGCGAGGTTGATTGGTAGCAGGGCATGGCTCTAACTCAGCGTGATGACTACAGACACATTCTGCTGCCCAGTGCGGGATACAACGCTAGTAATCTCTGAGCCGTACTTTTCGTCAGAGCCACGCCTAGCAGCCAGCATTCCGTATGAGTTAGCCGAACTGCCGAACTGTGCTAGTTGCTGGTCAACGAGGCTCTTGTTTGCTTCCCACACTCGCGAGTAGGGCAAAGACTGCGGAAATTCAGTACACAGCGGCCACGAATGCCGCTCATACAGCCCATAGCCGACAGTGTACGAACCAGGACCGCTACAAGTTAGTTCTTGCAACGAACGAAACTGCGTCTCTGAGTGAAAATACATAACTGGAAACGGCAGGATGGTCATCACGTTTGGGTAAATGCTTGAGTTCGCATTTAAGGTCACAGAAAGCGTCTGCGTCCCGCAGCCTGCCGGAAAGCCGGAATATGTAGTTTCCCAGCGAGACATTGCTGGGCTTTGAGTAGATGCAACCCTTGTGAGTTGGCGAGTGCCAGAGAAGAGCGAACCAAGAAAGCCCGCCGATGATTTGTACGGTGAGTTTGCAGTGACTAAGTTGTCCAGCATGTCGTATTTGGCGAAGTAGTCTTCGGCAGTGATGCTGACAGACACGGACGACACGTCCAGCGGGACGCAAGAAAGGCTCGCACAGCAATACCAATCCCCGCAGCACCCGCAGTTCTCTGCGATCTGGCCGTCCTTGACGATCAGCGAGCCGTTTTTTGTGGCGAGTGTCATGTGCAAGCCGTGGTGGAGACCCACGCCAGACCGCCGTTGGCAGCATGCGTGAGCACTTGCTGAGTAGACGCCGAGTAGCCCGTCATGCTGTGCCAATCCCAGCCGACGAGCACCCACTCATCCGCAACATAGGCAATGAAGCAAACGGAGCCAGATAGCGTGGCGATGTAGTTCTTCGCCGTGTACGTCGCACCAGAGACGACGGCATCCGTGACAGTTGTCGTGCTGCCTTTCGTCCACGTCCCTGAGAACGTGCCACGAATCAAGCCAGCCTGCATCCGAATCAGCGCCCAGTTGGAATCCTTCCACAGCACATGAGCGCCAGACGCTTTGCCCAGATCCGCCGCCTTCAGCTGCACCACGCCACCCACAGCCACGCGCCCGACCTTCCCGCTCTCAATCGGCTCCACGGCTACGCACCACGCCGTCGTGGTCGCTGACGGCGTGCCGCCCTGCAAGACGGGCATTTCCTCGAACGACGCCGTAGCACCGCCTGCCGACGACGTAGGCGTGATCTCGACTCCCGTGATCGCCAGTACGCCCCAGCGAGCGACGGTGGTGGACGGCTTGCAGTAGACCCATGTGTACGGCTTCAGCACCGGCGAGCCGGGCACGCCTTCCGTGCCGGGATTGGCACCGAGCACCAGGTCGGCGGCGTCTTGCGCCCGATTCCACGCACGGGCACTGATCGCCCCGCGTAGCGGCTGTCCCTGCTCGATGCGTCCGTCTGGGCGTGGCATCAGGTGTACCCCGTGCCGATGCCTAGCTGCGAGAAGTCAGCGTCCTTGTAGACCTTTGAGACGTAGACTGCCTTGGGTTGCTTCAGGAGCGAACTGCCAGAGACGGCATCTTCGTACCGTACCCATAGGTATTCGTGACCCTTCTTCTCGATGCCGCCGATGCTGCCGATGGTCTGCCCAGTGACGTTCTTTGACGCCACAAAACGATATGACAACGACCACGGCCCGCTACCCTTGTCACTGTCCCACTCTTGCGAACCCGAGCAGCCTACAAACAGAACCTCGCCAGCCTCAAAGCCCCTGAATGCGGCATTGTTCGTCGTGCCAGTGAGCCCAGCCAATCCACGCACGTAGGCGGCAGTGATGTAGGCGTTGGGGACGTCGTACTGCTCCTGCCATTGCAGCTGCGGCGTGATGATGTCGATGCCGTTCACGCCGTTAGCGTCAACGCCGATTGCCCCTGACATATTCGTTGCTGTTGACGGGAACCGCTTCTCAAAGTCCAGCGTGCCGCCAGACCCGACCGAACATGCCTGCGTGACGTGCTGCGTGCCGCCCGTCGTGTCGAAAGACCTCGCACGCTTCAGCGGCTCGGTCTGCGATGAATCTTCTGCGCCAGCCTTCTCATAGCTGATCGTCAGCTGCCAAGCGTTGTCGCCGAGGTACGAAACGCTGTACTGCTCGGCAAGCAGTTGCATGCCTGTGACGCCTGGATACTGCCAGTACGCACCGTTCGCGCTTATCTCTGCGTTGATCGCGGCATGCAGTTCCGTGTCATCGGCAGTGCCGAATATCTTGTATGACTTAGTGTAGGAAGACGCACCCTTCTTGCCCTTGCGGACAATCGTCGCCTGCCTGCTGTCGCCGTCTTCTACCCACACGAGTGCCATTACGCTGCCACCTTTCCGCCACCCTGGCCGACAAGTTCCTTGACACCCTTCGCCGTGTCCTCTGCTGCCTTTGCAGTGCGTTCAGCCAGAGACGAGCCAAAGCCCATGCCGCCGAGATTGACCGACGAGAAGGTGCCGGCGACTTCGGCCTTGCTTGTTGCTGCGTCAGCACCAGCGGCACTGGCACCGGCTGTCGCTGCCTTCTCGCTAGGCGAAGCCGCATCTGCTCCGGTCGTGATTGCAATTTCCTCGGCTGCCTTCTTGGCGGCATCTCGCTCGGCTTGCTTTGCTGTCGTTAGTTCCGCAAGTTTTGCCTCTGCCGCCATCACGCCAGCGCGTCTCTCGTCTGCTAGCTGCTGGCTTGCAACCTGCCTCTCATCCTTTGTGGCCTGTGCGTCTGCTTGAACTGCGTCAACACGGTCCATCCGATCCTGCTCTGCCTGTGCGTTCTCTGCCGCCGCCTTGGCAGTGCGTCCCTCGACGCCTGGACGCTCTTGCCGTCTCTGCTCCGCCCGCGCGGCGTTCGCGTCCTTGATCTTCTGCACTCGCTCCTTCGTATCCTTGGCTCCAGTGATAAAGCCCTTCACCCTCGTCCATGCGATCTGGATGCCAGCCACAAGGTTGTCAAACGTCGCCATCACGCCGTTGGCGATGTTGTCAAAGAAGCCCATGATGAATGCACCCATCGTGTTGAGCAGTGCAGCCGAGTCGGTGTAGATCTTGTCCCACGCGATGTAGATGCCTGAGCCGATGTCGGTGAAAACGTCTTGAAACGCTGCCACCCACGGATCAACGTAGGACATCAACGCTTCAGTGCCACGCAGCCAGCCAGCGACAAGCCCGGCCCAGAGCACGTCCATCGCACCGGACAAGTCACCAGCAGCAACGGCTTCGTAGACGCCGTTGAAGGTGGTCGTGGCAGTCGTGGCGAGGTCGCCCAGGACGACGATGCCGTCAGAGACGGCAGTTGAGAATCCGCCAGCGATGGCACCGCCAGCCTCGGTCACGTAGCCAGCCAGCCCAGAGAACGCGCCGGCGATCTGCGGCCCGAACTGCTTGACGGCGACGCCGACGCCAACGGCAGCAGCAGACAAGAGCAGAAGCGGTGCCAGAGGCGCGAGCCACGCAGCTGCTACCGCAGCGGCAGACGCCACAGAGCCAGCGACAGCCATCGCAGTCGCAGCCAAATATGTGCCGATGCCCGCCACCGCAGAGCCGACGAATGCCGCCACGCCACGAGCAGCCGAGCCAAGCCACGCTGCCGACATCGCAGCGGTTGACGCAATCGTCTTGCCGACAGCACCCGTGAGGTTGGCGGCGTACTGTGCCATCCGCGCTGACGCACCCGTTGCCCACCACACGAAAGACTTGTAGGTGAGCGTCAGCCCGCCGACGATGTCGCCGACGAAGCGAGCCATGCCGGAACCAGACACGGCAAACATTGCACCACGCAGAGCACTCGACGCCATCACGACGCCGTTGAGTCCTCGAATCGTTGCAGAAAAGAATCCAGCGCCAGCAGCGATTCCGCGATTGAATCCCGTGAAGAACACCGGGAACATTGCCGCAGCAGCAGCCGAGGCGGCACCGCTCATCCGCGCAAAGCCTGCGGCACTGGATGCGGCGAAGCCTGCCAACGCCGTAGCGGATGACGCTGCAAAGCCAGCCATCGCACTGCCAGCCGTGGCGGCAAACGATGCAACAGACGCAGACGCCGCCAGCATTGACGAGCCGATTGTGCTTGCCAGCTTGATCGTCGCAGGCATCGCCAGCGCGAAGCTCTTGCCCACGCCAGTGACAGTACCCATGAGCATCGTCAGAGGCGACAAGGCGAACGCTGCCGCCTTGCCGATCCCAGCGAACCCGAACGAAGTCACCTGTAGCGAAATGCCAAGCCCGACCATCGCACCGCCGACCGCGACCGCAGCCACAGCGAACTGTGCAAACGCCGCAACGGCTTCCTTGTTGTCAGTCGCCAGCTTCGTCAGCCCGTCAATGAAGCCAGTGATGAACGGCAACGCACCCGCGAGAGCCGGTGCCACGGCATCCGTAATGGCAATCGCCATGCGCTGCATTGCCGCCAGCACGATGCCGAACGAGCCAACCAGGCCCGACATCACCAGCTTGTACTTCTCGCCCACTGGCAGAGCGGATGCCATCGCGTCTCGCATGCCGTTAAATCCATCCACGCCTTCAGACGCGAGGATCGACGCGGCACGAATGGCATCAGCACCGAAGATGCGGCGGAAGATGTCATCCTTCGCCGTCTGGTCAAGCCCGCCCATTGCCTGCGTGAGCGTGCCGATGATCTCCACCATCGGCTTCATCTGCCCGTCAGCACCACGGAACGAGGCGACAGAAAGCCCGAGTTGGTCAAGAGCACCCACGGCATCGTCAGCCGGTGCCATCAGCCGCATCAGCATCGTCTTGACGCTGGTGCCTGCGTCACTGCCCTTCACGCCGTTATTGGCGAGGATCGCCAGCGTGGCAGACAAGTCCTCAATGCTCTGCCCCGCTAGGCCGGCGACGGCAGACGACATTGAGAACGCTTCCGACATCTGAGCGATTGAGGTGCTCGACGCATCCGCCGCCGAAGACAACGCATTGGCGGCGACGTCCGATGACACCTTGAACACGTTCATGGCGTCCGACATCACCACAGCCGCCTGGGCAACGTCCATTTCGCCGACCTTGGCAAACTCTAGCGCCGTCTTGCCGGCACCGCCAAGCACGGCATCAAGAGACATGCCAGCCTTCAGCAGTTCAAGCATGCCCTGAGCCGCCTCGGTAGGCCCGACGCCGAGAGCCTGCGACATCGCCATAGACGATGCCTTGATCTGGTCGATCTGCGCCGACGTCGCACCCGTGCTCGCCCGAATGTTGAGCAGCGTGGACTCAAACGCTGCACCCTGACGCACGGCAGCGGCAATCGGTGCCGCCATGCCGATGCCAGCTGCCGCCAGCTTGCCGCCACCCGACGCAAGCGAGCGACCCATATTGCCGAGCGACTTATTGACCTTGGTCAGTGCCGAGAAAAACTTCCTTGGATCGGCACCGATCTCAACAAACACGCCACCGGCTCTGACTGCTCCAGCACTCATACGTGTTTCTGCCAGTCTTGCCCGAATAGGCGTTTTAGGTCATCAGGCGTCGCCTGTCTCGGCTTCGGTTTCTTTGCGTACGGATTCAGCTTGCGAGGGTCTGCCTTCGGCGAATTCTTGTCTCGGTTGATGTTGGCTTGCTGTGCGAGGATGTTCGCCGTGTGCCACCAATCGTGCTCTAGGCGGCTGTCACGAGCGGCGAAGAGTTGCCTGACGGTCCACTTGCCTGGGTAGACTCCGAGGATTCCTGCGGCCTCCCAGATGGCGTCCCAGACGCTCCTGCGAGGCTCTCCACCGTCGCCTTCTCCAGGCCCGCCTCCGCTCTGCCGAGCATCTCGTTGGCTACCTCGTCCATCTTGGCGGCCAACAGCCCGATCATCTTGCGGAGGCGCTGGGGGAAAAAATCGACAAGCTCCTGCTCTAGCGCCTTCGTCGCAGCGTCTAGCGAATCGCCACGCAGACCGTCAAGGAAATCCTCTCTCGACAGCCCCTTCGCTTCGATCTGCTTGGTGAGCATTGCGTAGAGGATCTCGCCAATCTTGGCGTACTGGCTTCGCAGCACTTGGAACGTCTGCGAGATGTTCGCAGCGTCCACCATGTCGAACGGCACAGCCTTACGCTCGCCGCTCTCTTCGTCCACAACATCGACCGTGACGTTGTCACGGACACGCAGCGCCGACGCCACCGTCAACGCCACCTGCCACGGCCTGCCTTGGTCATCACGGAACTCACGCATCCCACTACCTCGCCAATCTAGGATCAGTCATCCGGCCTTCAAGCGTGAACGTCGCCACGCCATCAATCGGATCGCTCTCGCTGATGCCTGTCATCACTGCGAGAAATGAAAACCCTGCGGCCCCGCCGTATACAGTGAAAGTCCCGCCCGTGTGCATTTTCTCAAACGCCGTGCCGAGATCCGACACGTTATTGAGTTCGACGCTCACGGCGCAGTCGTATCCAGTGCTGTAGGTCGCTGCGTACCGACTGCCGTACGGGTTGACGTCGATCGTGCGTGCCGACTCCGTCAGCGTCACGTTGCGAGCGCTGGCGATGTAGCCGCCATCAAGCATGATGGAACAGTCTTTCCCCAGCGTGATCGCCACTAGAACTCCTTGGCGGTCACGTTGTAGGTGACGGCGCCGTCAACGCCAATGTTCTCCGACACGCTCATGATCGAAAACGAGCCAGAGGTGCCGGCAGCAGTCAGCGAGGTGATGAGCCCGTCAGGGTCGTGGCACTCAATTTCCCACGTCTTCGTCACGAAGCCGGCACGACTAACCCTGCGGCCAGGAGCACCGGCAGAGCCGCCGACGTTGGAGCGGTTTGAGATGTCAATCGTCTCGCACTCCTCGGTGAAGCTCGCCGAGATGATGCCTTCGCCAAACGGAGGAGCGGACGCTGCGTCTTTTCCGAGAGAAATTGCCATTGGTTCGTTTTCCTGTGAGAGTGATTAGGCGCTGACGGTACGCGAGCCGCTGACGGTGAAAGTGATAATGCCGTCGAGCGGCTGGCTCTGGGCAATGTTGGTGCAGATGTACGTGGCGTTGCCGGTCTGCGTGCCGCTGATGGTGAACGTGCCGCCGATGCTGACGCCTGGAGCGTCCACACACTCAAGCTCAATCGTCTGCTCGATGAGAGCCTTGCGGAACTTGCGGGACGTGTCGCCGAACTTGGTGACGTCAACGTCTGACGCCGAGTTGGTGACGGTGCATGACCGAGCGTTCGCGACGCCCGTGATAGTCACGTCTTTGCCGAGCGTGATTTCAACTGAGCCAATTGGCATGTGGTGCCCTCTCGTGTGCGAGTGCCAGCGGTGCGGCTGGTTCGCCCACGGTATGGGCAGGCAGGCGGAATTTAGACCGGGTATGCCGTGGCTAGTTTCTCGCCAGCATGTTCCGCCACTTCTCGTTAGCCTTGGCAACGGCGGCGTCTACACGCTTCGATCCTGCCATGAACGGGCGGGCCGGATAGCGAGCCATGCGGGTGATCGACGTGCGTTCCCAGTTGCGGCTGTTCTTGAATCGCCCAGCCTTGTCGATCTGCCAGATGAGAGCACCGTATTCGTACTGGTTCGCTTGCGGCAGCGACGAAGTGTATCGCCCTCGCTCGTCACGCCCTTGGCGTCCGTTGCCGCGCTTCCGCAGGTACGCATTGCGTGCCGCTCCGACGCCGATACGCCATGCCGTCTGTTTCACGGTGCCGCCCATCTGGTGCAGCTGTGCCAGCCAGGGCTTCGTCTTGTACGTCCCGATCACGGCAGTGACACGGGCCGGATCGTAGAAGTCCATGATGTCGTAATAGAACCACCGCCTTGGCGACCACGACTTGACAGGCTTCCCTGCTGCCCTTGGCTCACCGGAAGAGTATCCAGTGATGTCGAGGTACAGACCGCCGACAAACTCAATCGGCTTGCCCCGCCCCATCCGCTTCCGTGCCGCCGCCGATGTCTTTGGTGGGCTTTGACCGATGCCCTTCTGGGCGGCCTGTTTGATGTCGTGCCCGAGGTTTGACAACACCTTGGCATTCATCTTGCCGATCATCTTCGCCACCTTCGGGCGATCAAAGAAGTTGCCCCTGATCGACGCCCGCAGCCGGAGCCGCCCGAGCGTGTCCGCAGACATCTCCCGGCGATTGCCGCCGATCATGCCGGGACGGATAAACGCCCGGCTCATGCCAGAAAGAATCGACGGCATAGCAGCCTCCTAGACGGTCGGCGTCGGCAGCACGTTTGTCTCGAACACCCGATAAGTCGCCGTGATCACCGCACGCCAGACGTTCCGCTCTGTCAGTGCGTCGTCAGGGTTCAGGTCGATTCCCACCGCCTGCGGGCTCGTGACGCCAGCCGGCCACGTGACGCCAGCGCCAAACGAATGGGCACGCACCTGGAGCATGACGCTGTCGGCCAGGTCGAGCATTCCATCAACATCTGCATCAGTGCTCACATGCCGCCCGACGAACACAGACACCGTGTAGTCCACCTGCATCATCTGGCGACTGATTCGCGTCACGTCTGCGCTGCCAGGAATGACGAACACGCGAGGCGACGCCATCGCATCGACGTCAACATTGGCCCAGTTCTTACGCTCCACGACCGTGGACGTGATGCCCCACGTCACGGACTGCAAGCCAGTGGCGAGGCTGTCGGCGAGTGCTCGAAGTGTGCTGCTCATGTATCACCCAAAAGCGTTGACAATCGCCCGACCAATCACCCACCGCATCGCTGCCTGCCCCGCGCGAGCCGAGAGCAGCAGCGCGGACGCTGCGGCTGTGAGGATCGCGGCGAGGTAGATGGAGTCACGCACCGGGAACCTCCACCCACGCCAGCGTAGTCTCGTCCCAATAGTGTCTGCCTTCCGGCTGCGGCGTCGGTGCCTGCCAATCGTGGTTCTCGTCGAGCGACCACGACGGAAACGGCTGCGGTGATACAAACACATCAGCCGACGAGTCGTAGGTAAAGCCGATGCCAGCGAATCGCCTGCGGATGCTGTTGTTGTAGCTCGTCTGCACCCAGCGACCACCAAGCAAAGACTGACAAAACGCGATCCCCTTGGA